CTAACGGGTGTTGCGTTTTTGCTTTCGCGATAGCTTCTCCAATGCTCCTGCAACCTCCTCGTCGAGCACATGGGCATAGCGTGTTGTGGTCTTTATATCGGCATGGCTGAGAGCCTTCTGGACCATCTTCAAATTGCCGGTGGCGCGCAGGAGCTTGGTTGCCAGATCGTGGCGGAAATCATGGAAGCGGAAGTCCTCGACTGAAGCCGCCGCGCGGATCTGTTTCCATTGCGACTTCAAGCCATTGTAGGTGACCGGGTAGCGCTGCCCGCGGATACGAGCCTCGCCGTCGCCCTTATAGGCAGACCCGGCTTTGCGGACGCGAGCGGCCTGATAGGTGAACACCCATTCCGCATTGTGGCCTCGCAGAGGCAACAGGATCTCGCGAACAGTCGGCGTAATTGCCGTCTTCACCAGACGGCCACCCTTACCGGTCTTGACGATCCATCCTGTCTGCCAATCAACTTCCGACCACTTCAGCAGACACTCCTCCAGGCGCAGGCCGGTGGTACGAGCGAAATCGAAGATCGGCTGATAATCCGCTCTGGTTGCCAGTGTGATGGCTGAGCCCTCGTGCGATTTCAGCTCGCGTACCCGCTCGGCCGGTTCGGCAAGCCAGTGATCCTTCCAGTTCGGCTCGATCGGGAAGGAATAGCGCCAGGTGCGCTTGGCGCGGGTAAAGATCTTCTTCAGGACGAGCGTCGTCGAGCGGTTGACGGTTGCGGCCGACACCATGCGCATCGGCGAATCGTCCTTCATCTTTTCGCGGCCCCACGCCGGCTGCGATCGACGCCAGGTGACGAGCCGGGCCACGTCGGCGTCGGAAATGTCAGTGAGGAGCTTGGAGGCTGTGAAGTAATCGACGAGGCGAGCAAGGTCTGTCCAGGTCGTCTCGGAATTCGCGTGCAGCTTGCCGACCTCTTCCCAATAGCGGGCGGTGGCGACATCGATCGTCAACGGCCCACCGCCGGCGGCCTTGGCCGCCTTAACCGCGGCCCTGGCCTTTTCCTTCTCGGCGCGTTCTACCGCTTCTGCTTCTCGGCGATTCGCTGTTCCCGTAGTGCCGTAAAACCGATGACCGCCGCACTGGAAGTCGTAGTGGTAGAACGGCGAGTTTTTGGGCTTGTAGGTGGACATTGACGCACCCTGCGGCGGTTGATGAAGTCGAGGATGTCCTTGCGGTCAAACCCCACGCGAGGCCGTTTTTCGCCCCGGCCGAGCGGAATGAAAGCTATCTCGCCAGCCTTTACGTGACCGCGCAAGGTCTTTGTTGAGATCGTCAGTATGGACGCTGCCTCGGCCGGGGTCAGAAGATCGTGATCCATCACGGCACCTCGTCGCGGATCTCTTGATACCTGCTCATTCCTCTCCACCTCTGTCGTCTCGGAGGGCGGGGCGGCCAGACTCGGCTAATGCAGCTTCGATGAGATCGAGTTCATCGGACGTAATAACTGCCAGTCCCTCAGTGAAATGCTCTTTCATCTCGGTGCGCAGTCGCATGATAATTGATGCAATCGCCTCTGTAGACTGTAAAGCCTTGGAGTTGTCGTTCATGGGTGAGTCCAATCGATCAGGGGCGTGGAATAGGCAAGTGTAAGGGGGTGCAGCGGATCGCCCGAGTCAGTGAGCCCGAAAATCTTCACGGGCTTGCCCGCCGAGAAGATCAGCGACTTCACAACATCAATGCGTGGGCGAAGGCGCGACGGCAATTTCAGGCGACTGCCCCAGCAAGGAACCAATACGTCCGCCTCGGCGATTATCTCGGCGAGGTAGGCGTCGTTCTGCGACCCAACCGGGTCGGCAACCACGCGTAACTCGCTGACGTCCGTTGCGGTTCTTCCAAACAGATTTCCGACGATGTACCGGCCACCGCCATTGCGAAGGGTGAACCCATTCCATTTCACGACGGTGTGGTCATTGTACTCGCCGCTGGCGGTCGAGCCGTTGACGCCGAAGTAGGCATAGACGACGCCAGCGCCGCCCAGGATGCGATCAAGGCGCCACCGGTAGGTGCCGCAGTCGGAAAAGATGGCTGAACCGCGTTGGATGAGGTCCGTCATTGCAGAATCTCTTTCAACCGGCGCGTTTCAACGGGCAAACGAAAAATCAACATTGCGGGTGTCATCATAGCGTATCCTACTCCCCTGCAGCCCGCACGGTAGCGGAAAGGCCCAGGGTGGTCCGTCCTTGGGCAATGATCCGAACCGCGGCGTCGGTGTCGCCCGTGACGGCGTAAAGCGCCTGCGCGAGGGCAAGCGGATCAATGCGGTGGGACAGCCACCATTCCCGCTCGTTCGTGTCGTGCTGCGCCCGGTGTTCGTCCGGCGACAGCGGAACTGTCCAAGCGTCGTCTGGCTTTTGAGCCTTGCCGGTGTGCTTCTTCCGATAGACCGGGTCTCCATAGCGGATGTGGCAGGCTTCACAGCCAAATATGCCAGAAAGGACGCTCGGGAGTCGGCGGATAAACGCAAGGTGGCCTTCGTCGCGTATGCGCTTCTGCGCCTTGTTCGACGGGTCCTCGCTGAATGCTGTTGAGGGGCGGCGGATTGCGAATGCCATTACTGCACCAGCTCTTTCGCCAGATGCGCTAAGACCTTCAATCTGCCGGCGATCAGCAGCAGCGCGTTCGTTCCAGGCTGATAATCAACGCTGTCGCGGAAATCGTTCACGCGCTTCATCTCGGCTACTTCGGCTCGGAGCTTCGCATGGGTATCGACGTAGACCTGAGGCTTTTCAGGTTTGCGGCGCTCGTGAGATTTGACAGTCGTGGTGCCGGTCATGACGCACTCGCTACTGCAGGGCGGTCAGACCCGAGTAGATCGGCGAGCGCGTCAAGAACCTTTTCTTTGCTCTCGCCAAATACCCGCTTCCCCATAGCTTTGTAGCTCTGGCTCTGAGCGGTGTAGACACGCACCACGGCTTCGCGGACGCTGACGACGGCGTATTGATCCATCGGGCGGATGAATGCCGCCACGCGACGCGCCTCGTGCTTGCTAGCACATACGATTGACCGCTCGTCGGCGTAGCCGCATTTCACGAGCATCTTCTTGCGAAGGTGTTCGGCGGTTGGGTATTCGTCCATCAGCGCGTCCGGCAGCGAGTGCCAGGTTTCGTTGATAACAGCGAAGTAATGCGCGTGCGTCGCGTCGCTACGATCGTGATGTTCGGCCAGCCGATAATTCTCGCCAACGACGAACTGCTTATCGGCTTCGCGGGCCCAAAGCGGTGAGGGCGCTTTGAACTCGCCTTCGCCTTGATATTGGAGGAAAATTTGGGCTGACATTGGATCACCCAGCGTTCAGAGCGTAATTGCGAAACGCGTCATCGACAGGGCGATGCACAGGCGTTGCAAGCTTGGCTTCGATCAACTTCTTGAGTTCCAAAGCATCGCCTGGATGCCGAGCCCAGAAGAGCTTGAGCGGGTCCCGGTTCGCATCCTGCCACTTGCGAACGGTCGCCGGCTGCTCCTGGTCGACAAACTCGGCGGCGCGGTCGAAGAACTGCCCGACCGGAACATTTTCAAGGGCATAGTTCTCGCCCCAAAAGACGGTGATCGCGTTGTTGCCACCGATCGCCTTCATGCGATGGTCTTCACGTTCCTGCTCGACAATTTCAGCTGCGGTCAGGTCCAGAACGCGGGCGCGGTCCATTTCCTCTTCGGCATAGACGCCGCCGAACTGTTCCGGCCATCCAGCACGCAAGGCCTGCGCCTCGGCGCATTTGGTGATCATGACAACCGGCATTTTGCCCCACTGGCCGGATGTGTCGAGAACATCCCGAACTTCGCCTCGCGGAACCTTCCGCTTCTTCGGCTTGCCGCTGTCAGGCCATTTTTCGCCAGTGTCCTCCCAGTCGTAGCCGCCTTCGGCTTCGTGCTTGATCGGCGCGAACTCGTCCCAATAGGCTTCACCGACGACCTTGAACCATACGCCGCGACTGTCCTGTTGCCAGAGATATACGCGGGCGAGAACAATACCCTTCGGGTTTGTCGGCGATTTCAGCGCTTCATCAAATTCGATTTCCGCAGGCTCGGAGGCCGGGCGGTAGTTTTTGCAGCGTTGAGCTATGACGCGCAGGCCATCACGCGAGACAACGATCGACATGCGCCGCTTGCTCGCTTCATCGGCATTCTTGCCGAACACCAGCGGCATGATCTGCTTGCGGAACGGATCCAGCCCGTAGCTTCGTGCCGCCTCCATGAAAAGATTGAACTCGTCTGTGTTGCAGTCCTTGGCAACGGTCTGCTGGACAAGTGTGATCTGCCGCGCCGAGAGGTCGAATTTCGTCATCTGGTTCATTATCGTCTCCTGACGGTGAGGCTGAGAGAGCCGTTATCGAGCATTGCGCCTGGGATAATTTCATCGGCCTTGAGGACATCGGCCAAGGCCTTCTTGTCGAGCTTCGGGGCAGGGCGCTCCTGCTCGACCCAGAACCGGCTCGGAATGTCGGCTTCGCTAGTGACGACGAGCTGCGGCGCGCGCTTGCTGAGCGACAGAGTGGCGCCGGCGAGTTTGAGTGAAACCTGCTCGGTCGTGATCAGCGCCTGTTCGATCAGCGCACGGATGCGCTCCGCCCGGTCCTTCTGTTGCTTCTTCCGCGTGTCGAAGGCTTTGATCTTTTCATCCAGCCCGGCGATCAGGATTTCGCACTCGTCAATTTCGGAGAGTGCAGCGTCGAGCGCTTCAAGAAGGTTGGTTTCACCTTCCAGGCTGTCAGCCACGAGATCGGCATCATCGTCGGCTCCCTGTTGGCGAAGGTTCGTCAGAAGCGCCTTGGCGGCTTCCATCTCGATCATCAAGATCCGTTCATTGTTCGGTGCAAATGTCATGTCATCCTCACAGCTGGATTGTGACGACAAGGCCGAGCGCGAAAAAGATCGTGGCAGCGATACGTAGCCACTCGTTCGGGTCTCTTGGGCTTTGGGTCGGTGGAAAGATTTCGATGGTCGGGCGGCCGACAGGAGGGGTCATTCGGCGGCCTCAAGACTGCGGCGGGCAAGTGCGACAGACGGTGCGAGATAGTTGTTAAGCAGTGCCGTGAGGGCTTCGAGTTTTGCGGCGTCGAGCTTAATCAGGAACACATCGAAGTCGTGATTAAAGCGCTTCCAAGCCGTGTCGCCCCCGGAGCCGGGCTGAATGATACCGGCACGCTCAAGCGTCGAGCGATCCGTATTGCTGTAGAAGAACGCCAATTTACGGAGAATTTGGGAGGTGATCATGATGCAGCCCTCTCGTTGCGCAGGGCGTTTTCAGCGGAGATCAACGTGTGAATCAGTTGTTCATGAGCGGCGAGGGTCCAGCCAGCGGGCTTTGCCATCCTGGCAGCGATCTGCCTGCAGAGTTTCTGGTGATGACGAACGTTCTCCGCGAGGAAGATGGAGGCGGCGCCCGGCTTCATGCTGTGCGTCCGTTCGATGATCTTCTGTGCTGATGCCTGGATGTCCATGTCTCAACTCCGTGAAGCGGTTTGCTGAGATGATTATGCGATAATCGCACAAAGAAAGTCAAGTATGAATATGCGATAATCGCACAATTATGGATTTGACCCTGACGCGAAGAATCGATTCGACTCTCTGTCGCCGTTCTGCTTTCATAGAACAAAAGGAGAACAAAATGGGCTATGCAGTTCTGAAATCGGCCGAGCCGTTCACGCTCCACATTCGGTGCGAGAACTGCCTGAGAGACAGTTTCAAGGTGGTGGAGATGCCTGTCGGCGAAGACGTTCCCCGGGATGCCGATGAACTTATCGAGAGTGCGTACCTGGAAAAAATCCCGTTCCGTTGCCGACCCTGCGATAGCGTCATTGGCCGGCTGGTTGGGATCAGCGGAGGAGGAGACCCCTATGCCTACTGAAAGAGACGTCATCCAATACATCATCGTCCCGCCGTTCGAGCAGCGGGATAAGGTTATCGCGTCGAAAGAGCGACTTGAGCATTACCTGGGGAACCGATTTCCCGGTAACTCGTTCAAGGTCGCCCGGTTCGCGCCCATTGGTGACGATGAAGAGTTCTGTGTGCTGCCGGTCATGAATTTCGTCGGCGACGACGGCAACTCCTACATGTGCAAAGAGCCGAAGCGCTGGTTTATGCAGGAAATTGCTCAGGCTTGCCGGGAGTTCGATTCCAAGGGTGTGCGGAATATCGCTGCGTAGTAAATCAATCAAAACTTGCAGCATGTTAACAAAAGTTCATTTGATTTCCTGCGAAATCATTCCTATTTTGTTCTCGTGGGCAAGCGCTGGAATCGCCCCAAGTTGCCGAAAGGTGGCAGCACTCTGAGCAGTGTGGGACAGGGGCCCAGGGGCTCACACGAAAGGCCCGGCTAACCCCGGGCCTTTTTCTTTTGTTCAATCACCCAGTCAAGGAATGATTTCTGCTCATCGGTCAGCGGACACTTGGAGTAGGGCGGTATAATCGTCAAGCCACAGTTGAGTGTGTAGCCGTTCTGCTTGATCAGCCGGGGAGCGAGAATCTTTGCATACCGGTCTTCGCAGTTTCCATAGCCATTCGGCTCCAAGGCCTTCCATATCGCGCTGGTAAAAAGATCAGCTACCTGCAGACCGGCTCTGACCTTATGGTTCTCGACCGCGATGTTGGCTGGGTCGAGCACGGTCCAATCGATCGACCGGACCGGCTTCATTTTCTCTTTTCCGTCGCGCATAAACTCCAGATACTCGCGCATCTGTTGGTAATCGGTGCCCTTGCGCCGTGAGAATACGACGCGAAGCGAGGCTGTTGTGCCATCCATTGCAGCGCGCTTTTTGCACGCTGATGTCACGCGCTCCAAAAGGAAACGTGTGAGGTAGTTGTAAAGGTGCTGCGGCCGCTTGAAAACCTCGATCTCTTCGGCGTCGAGAATCGTCACTTTGCACGATGAGACAACGCATCCCCCAACCATCTTTCCAGCGATCGTCGTGCATGCATGGACCCTTTGGTCGTGGTTCAATTCACGAAAATGAAGATCCTTGTTTTTACGGTTGGCGAACCGATCCATGACCTCGTTACGCCACGCAGGCAACAGTTTATCGTTGCCTGCGTCAACAACTGCCGCACCAATCGAAAACCAGTTTGATTGGCCCGAACTCTCCCCCGCAAGCTTGCCGAATCCCTCGTCGCCAGCTTCATCCACATAGGCTACGAAGTGTTTCAATGGCGCCTCACTCAGAACCCTGGCATGTCATTCATGACGCGCCGGACGAGCGCAATAATTTCAACGGACACCCCGTCGTCGGCTTCGCTGTCATGGTGCACGACAATCGGCTTGTGCTTGGGATTGGATGAACGAGGGTGGAACTCCGCCCGGTCGTTATAGAGCTCGATCTGCTTCACGGACCATTCCCGGAAATGCCCGCCGTCGCGGGTCCGCTGCACAACGACGACCATGCCGTCACGCAGCTGGACCTCATGTGCGATATCCTCATACGCGAGGGAAATCAGTCGGTCGCCGGAGAGGATTGGACGAGGACGCAGCTCGTTCAGTGAATCACCGCCGACATCGAAAACAAGCTGCCTGGCATTCGGAAATTTCTCGTCGCGCGGTAGCAGGATCTCTACCGGTTCGGACTGATCGAACTCGTCCACCTCTCGGAACGTGCCAGCCTCGACGACGCCGGCCACACGACCGGCAACAAGACCCGACATGACTTCCGTCACTTCGCGGGCAGGCGGCTCCTCACCAAAGTATGCGACGGCGCCGGCCACCTCATGAGTTTTGAGCTGGCGCTTGCCGCTCACGACTTTGTTGATGGCCGAAGGGTGCAGGCCAAGCGCATTCGCGAGGCCCGTCTGCGACTTCCCCGGCTTGGCCAGGTTGTCAATTACCCATTTTTTATAAGGATCTTCAAGCATATGGCATTTTCGCATAACGAAAATGCGCGGTCTCGTGCGATTTCGGCACAAAATACTTGACTGAAGATGTGCGATTATCGCATAGTGCGCGAATGGAAACGAGGGCACCCACCGAAACACTTGAGCCAGCCGCCACGATCATTGATCGATTTGGCGGTCCCGACGCTGTCCAAGAGATCACCGGCGCCAGTAGGACGAGAGTGTATCGGTGGACCCAGTCAAAAGCCAAGGGCGGAACCGACGGGATCATTCCGTTCCCGCAGGCGGTCAAGCTCATTTCCCACGCGCGGAAGCATGGCCTTGCCATCAATGCCGAAAGCTTTCTGCCAGCCACGGAGCCTGCACAATGAGCGATGCCCACGGCGTAGCCCGCGACCAACTGCGCTCTTTCATGGAGCGGATCGAACGTCTCGAAGAAGAGAAGAAGGCCATCGCCGACGACATCAAGGATGTGTATGGCGAGGCGAAGGGGATGGGCTTTGAGGTGAAAATCCTCAAGGAGGTCATCAAGATCCGCAAAATGGATCGGAACGAGCGCGCGGAGCGTGAAGCGATCCTGGATACCTATCTCGCGGCTCTCGGCATGATTGAGCAGCCCGGTCGTTACGACGACGAGCCTTATGATGCCGCGACCGGCGAACTGAGTCCGAATCTCGCCCACACGATCGTCACCGGCGTACAAACCGAGACGGGCCGCAAGGCCCTGATCACGGCCGTCGATGTCATGATCGAGCGCGAGGAAGCGGAAGAACAGAATACGCCGGATACGGCAATGGATGCCAACGACGACACGGCCGTGTTTGCGACTAGCAATGTACATTGCGGCGCCGGGTTGGGCATGGCGAGGACGGAAGCAACTGCCGTGACAGCCGGAGAGACGGTACGCAATTCCCCATCGGAAGACGACGCAATCGCTGCAGTGAAGGGCAAGGCCCGACTGGCGAACGTCGTGGACGTTGAACCGTCGTCTTCCGTAACCCTTCGGCATATGACCGCGCGCGACTACCGGCCCAACTGCCTTCGTCCCGATGCATGCGGCGCTTCTGGGCTCCGCCATTGTTACGGCTGCGAAAAGGCGATGAGCGCAGCGCGCGAAAGCGAGGACGCATGAGCACCTGGTGGAAACGCGCGTCCCAAGAAGAGCGCTTGAAGCAGATCGACGCCGGAATCGAGCTTGGCATGACCGGCCGGCAGGTCGCCATGAACCTGCGCGTCCCGATGTATCCGGGCGGGAAGCAGAGCGCTGTCGACCGTTTCGCCAACAGTCACGGCCGCCATTTCAACGGCGACTATTCGAAGGTCAAGCGTGAGGCAAAGCGCAATGCGGGCGTCATTAGTGCGCAGCGTCGTGGCCTTCCAAATCTCCAGATCCGGAGCGCGTTCGAGATTTTCGAGGATGATCAAGCTCGTTCTCCGCTGTTCGACACTCTTCCATACGAGGAGGCGTGATGTTGGATCGCTTAGACGCAGATTTTACCCGCATCTCTAGCGACCTGCTCGACGCAGAAGCGCAGTTGGCCGTCGAGAGCGGAAAGCAGCAACGTGCGGCGGTATCCCGCTTCACCGCTCTCGACCGGCCGGCGAGCGAGTGGACGGACGCCACGAGGGCAGCAGCCACCGACGAACTCGCTCACATTTTTGGAAGCGCAGATGGGAAATAGCATTCCAGCCCACATCCTTTGGCCTCTGGTGGTTTTTGCCACGCTGGTCGCGATGGCGCTGATCGTGGTCATCTCGCTCGATCACCTCGCTGCCCACAGGGCGAAGAAGAACGCAGAGCGGAAGCGGACCGAAGCCAAGATGAAGTTCGAAGGCGTTATCGGGTCCATTCGCAACGCTGGCGGCATGTGATGATCGGGGAGCGCCGGAAAGCCCTCACGCTCTTCCGTCAAGGCCTTGACACGCTCGCCGTCGCCAACAACCTCAACGTCCCCGAGCAGGTCGCTGAGAAGTGGATATCGGAGCAGCGAAGCGAAGAACTCGGCCTTCCTTCTCCCTACCAAGATCGGCCGGCGCGGCTTTCCGCCTGACGCCGAGATCGGAAACGACGAGGGCGACGACATCGCCCAATTGTATCGGCCCGCATGCGGCGGACTGAGACACGGAGGGCTCAAGCCCTGCAAGGCCTGGCTCTCCGTGTTTATCTTCTAAAGTAACGTCCCTGTGCATCAAGCTCTCCTTAAGCAAGAGGATGATCGCACAGGAGACCGACAAGATGTTGGGAAGTCACGACAAGGATTTGGGTTTCAAACCCAAGAGGCAGAAGCAGAGCAGGGGCAAGGTTATGAGTGCTGTTTTTGAAGCTCGAAGCTTATTCCGGGACGCATTCCCCCAGGAGCGGTACGGAAAACTTGAGAACGTTTTCTACGAGGCGCGTCGGTTCATGAACAAGCTTCTAGAAAAGGACTTCACCCTTCGTCGGGCGCGATCGATTTGGGAGGGCACCGTCCGCCGGATCGATAGCGAAGAAATGGACGCATTGAGATTGGCAGTCATCGAGGAGAGCCGTCGTGAAAAAGAAGAACTCCGTGCCCGTCTGGATGCGCTGGATGAAAAGCTTGCCGCCTATGAGGCGGCTTCTCATCGGGAAACGATGGCGGGCTAGGGCGCACGCGTGGGCTGCACGAGCCGACTGGCTGACGGACGACGATGTTCCCCCGGCCGCTTAACTCCTCCTCAAGCGGCCAAACAGCCCCGCCGATCTACTCCTAAGTCCGGGACCAACTGCGAGGCGTGAATGTCTCGATTTTCTATCAGCAAAAGGCGAATGAACATGCCAGAGCATCTTCAGTTCAGCGACCATCTGACGGCCAAGGAAGTTCACCGGCCGATTGCAGAAACCCATCTCGGTCAGGCACACATCGCCGGTACCGGTCCGCGGGGGGTAACCTGCCGAGAATGTGTGTTCTGGCATGCCTGGAAATACGAAAGGGGGCGGGAGGAGTATGTGGGTTGCGACCCCGGTTATTTCGGGAAGCTTCACGAGAAGACGCCGCTGGAACTGAGGAAAGCGAAGTGCAATCGGCCGATCCTGAACAAGGCGAACCGACTGATACCGCATCACGCGAAAGCCTGCCGTTTGTTTGAGGCTTCGGAACGGGCTTTGCCAGCCAAGAAGCAGGTGGCCGCTGATGCCTGAAGACATCCAGAGCTACGAAGACATGGCGAACGAGGGAGCGCGGTACCGCCGAGAGCTTGAGGGATGGCTTGAGACGTTTTCAAGCGGCAAGAAAAAGCGGCCAGACAACGAGATCCGGTCCAAGACCCGTCGACTTGTGTGGGCGTCTAAGATTGTTGATCTGTGCCGTCGCGCTGCCGAAAAGCGGCGAAGTGAGGCAGCATGACAGTCGTCGCGTCCAATTTCGCGAACAGCTTCTATGAGACCGAGGCATGGGCAACACGTGCGCTTCTCCGCAAGTTTCCTGTTTCGAAGCTTTGCGTTTGGGAGCCGACCGCCGGCAATGTTCTGGGAGGGGCGCAGTGAGTAACCTCCCATGGTTTCGTCTCTATCATCGCATCATCGACGACGAGAAGGTTCGCCTTCTCGCGTTCGAAGACCGTTGGCACTTCGTTGCTATCTGCTGCTTGAAGGCTGACGGTCTTCTCGACGAACCCGCATCGAACCTCAAGGATCGCAAGATCGCGGTCAAACTTGGCGTGCAGGCGAGGGAACTTGATGAGATCAAACGCCGCCTCTCTGAGGTTGGTCTGGTCGACGAAAACATGCAGCCGGTCGCGTGGGACGAGCTTCAGTATCGCAGCGACAACAGCACCGATCGCGTGCGGAAATATCGTGAAAAAACAAAGGTGAAACGCGATGAAACGGAACGAAACGTTTCAGTAACGGCCCAAGATACAGATACAGAGGTAGAAGGTTCTTCACTCCGTTCAGAACCTATTCAAAAAAAACGCGCGCGCGAATTCGATTTGGACGAGAAGGCGTTCCAAAGCTGGTTTTCGTCCTGGCCCACCTTCACGACCGACGACGAGGACAAGGCGCGATCGGCGTGGCAGGCTCTGACGCCGGATGACCGGAGAGCGGCCGCGTCCGAAACTCCGGCCTATGTCGCGACGGTTCGCGCCAACAAGCGAACATTCTTCGCAGCCGACAAATTCCTTTCGAAACGGCTGTGGGAGCGCGCGAAGGTCAAGCCTCCTCCGACCGGCACGCTCGCGGCCATCGCCGGCAAGACGCAGACTCGTGAGGAATACCTCGCAGCCGAGAAGCGCAGATCGGAGAGGAGCTTCCAGTGAACATGCACACACCAGTGCCATCGGCATGTCTGCGGGAAATACGGATGATCATCGCGCACCGCTGAAGCGAAAAAAAGGTTGAGCACGGCGGCTCAACGGCAACGAGGACAGGGAAATGGCGGCAACAGAAAATTGGTATGCGGTGAAGGCTCGGCCTGGCACCCAAAAGAAGGCGTCTCCGCGCGTCAGTGAGACGGCAGAGCGCAAGGGTGAGTTCATTATCGAGCGCAGCCTGCGCGATGCTGGCTTTGAGGTGTTCATGCCCTCGACGGTGCGCGAGGTTCGTCACCACAGGACAGACGAATATCTCGTAAAGCGGTTTCCTCTCATGGTGGGATATGCCTTCGTGAAGTCGCCGCGGGACTTCTATGCTCTTTCAGACTGCGATGGTGTTTCTGCCATCCTCGGGGTTGCCGGCTGCCCACACCGGATCGGCACGGCCGACATCGAGGCCATCAGAGAAGCCGAGGCGCTGGAGCGGGAAACGATGGAACGTCGCCGCGCCCGCCGACTTGAAAAAGAGAAGCAGGCGAACCGAAAGCTGACCCGGAAAGAGGCGAGGGAGATTTACCCGAAGAACCATCGGATCGTCGTCAAGGGAACAAACTATCTCAGCGGTATGACCGGCTTCGTCACCGACGCAACTGGGCGCAGCACCATAAAAGCAATGGTAGAGACGCTGAATGGGTTGATAGCTGTGGAGCTTGATATTGCGGACTTTGCCGAAGCAGTGTAATACTCGCAGGCATAAGGTGATTTTATGGCTGTTCTGTTGCGGTATCGCCGGGCCAAGGGAGGATGTCACCGCCTCCTGCTCAAAAAGAACGCTGCCAATTTTTCAGTTTGGGATGGATGACAGTTAGAGCGTAGTCGCTGCTGGAAGCCGGTTCCACCGGTCATCCCCACAACCCCGTCGCCTTCACTGGTGGCGGGTGCTCCTTCCCGTCATTTTGTCGGCTTCACGAGCGAAATGACGCGAGGCTTGGATGGAGCATCCAGCCATTCGATCCATTTGTCTCTTTCCTCGACCGTGTCGAAGAACCGCCAGCGTTTGTACTCGTCGTCGGTGGCCTCCAGCATCTCGCCGATTGACGCTAGTTCCAGAGGTAGCGGCACCTCGTTGCCGTCAAAGCGGATAAAGTAAACCCCCTCCGCAGCGAGGCGAATAACTTGGCCCGTGCCATAGCTTCCATCGGGGTCATCGACCGTGAAGTACATGCCAGTCAAAGTGTCAAATACTGTTTTGCTCATAGAATCCGAATGCCAACCATAAAAATGCTCTGCCTCTGAAATACCCTCAGGCGCTCGCTAAAGGCAAGACACTCGACTCGCCGTCGCGCTTTCTGAGGATTACCAGATGACGTCACCGCATTTTGATGGGCTAGCGGCTTAATCATGCAGTCCTGAAATGGACAGCCGGGCTTAACCGCCCGGTTCGCCGATGTCTCGCTCTGTGTCCTCTGAGGGTAGAGATTGAGACATGCAGCTAGCCCTGCTTGAAGCCGTGCTCGGCCATGCAAGCGCGGAATGTGCTGTCGGAAGCAAACGCTCCAGCAATCCATAACCTGCCTGCTGCGACCTGGGTCTCGGATGCACGGCCGCTGCAAATCGCCTTTGCTCGCTCTACGCGCGCTTCTCGGCTGTTCATTGGAATTTCTGTCCACTCACCGGACGAGCTTGAGTTACAGCCGGCGAGTAATGCGACTGCTGCAAGTGTGCAGGCTTTTTGAAATGCAAGCATTCCCCCCACCAGGATCCCGATGGCCAGTGCCATCTATTCGTTTTCATAAGCAGCAATGATGACATCGTACTTTGCAACGAGGTCGGCATACATTTCGACCTGCAATTTGAGCGCCGCTAACGCTCCAACGGAATTGCGAGCGTCATTCTGCTGCTGCAATTCAACTTGCGCCTCGCTCAAGTAACTTCTCGCTTCGTCCCGGCGTTTACGGGCTCGTGCGACTGCAATTGCCACAAACTCATTCGACATAGCGTTCTCCATAGCGTCCCACCATGATGGTGGACAGCTGTACGATACCACAATCAAATCCAGGTCCCGCCCGAGTGATCCCGACATCCCGCTCTGTGTCTTCGGATGAGGGTACAGAGCGAAACGTCATGGTCTCTCGGTTCGGTTTTGCTCGACAATACCCGCCACAAGCGCTTTCATTAGTTCCCCTCGCTTCTTCGCCTCGGCCTTTTCCGCTTCCTTGACCAAGTGTTTATTGATGGGTTCAAGCTCCCAAGGCTGGTTGCGGTGGTAAAGAGCAGAGCAGGCGAGGGACACCGCAAGAGGAATGACAACGGATCGGTCGTCCTCCCGGCGCTTACCTCGCTCATAGTTCTCGACCGTTGGCTTGGATATGTCTAGCGCTTGAGCGGCCTGCCCCTGGGTGAACCCCATTGCCTCTCGCCAGTTCTTGAAGTCCCTCGAATTCATGCCAATGCTCCTTGTCGGACATAAACATCCGGTCAGGCACCAATATCGTACTGAGTACGAAATTCAAGATTAAATAAACTCGGCTACGCGGCATCACTTGGAAAGCCGACACCTCCGGCTTCGCTACCGGCACGAGGAAAACGTCTATACTTTCGGCTGTAGGCGCCATCGTTCCGCTACAGGGGCTCGAAACCCCATTCTCACGGCGTAAAGGGGTAAGTCAGGTTACATTTTCGACAAGTCAAATGTCTTTCGACATCGCGACAAGGCGGGAGCTCAGTGCCTCATGGCGTTCAGCCAGGTCCATAACTTGTCTGCCCAGATTGTCAGGCACCAGGCCGCTGGTTTCAAGCGCGTTGAGTAAGTTGCGGTATTCCTCGACCACACGGTTGATCTCACCGATTACCTGTCGAGATTCTTCGTGGTGTTTTGGAGGTATCGGTAACAGAGCCATATCATTCCCCCAAGGTTGCCCCATGCCAGTCCTGAAAAACGCCCGGCACGAGAAGTTCGCTCAGGCGCTCCCCAAAGGCAAGAGATCAGCATGAGCACCAAAGACGATAAGCCTCGGGCTGACTGGGAGGCTATTGAGCGGGAGTACCGTGCCGGCCAGGTGTCGCTTCGCGCAATCGCTTCTGCCCACGGGATAACTGAAGGTGCTATCCGCAAGAAGGCGAAGGTTGAAGGATGGCAACGCGCCCTTGCCGAGAAGGTACGCCAAGCGGTACGCGAGAAGCTTGTACGCACTGACGGCAAAACAGGTACGCAAGACGGTACGCAGCCCCAACGCGCGTCAGATAGTGAGATCATTGAATGCGCGGCACTTCGCGGCCTGACGGTCATCACCACCCATCGGAAAGACCTCCAGCAGCTTCACGGCTTGAAGCGGATATTGGCAGAGCGCCTTTCCGCAGTCCTTCAGGGTGTCGCGCCTGACGGCCCATGCCTTGGCGACAAGGAAAGCCCGGGTGACCTTCTGGAAAAGCTGTCGCGCATTACGGCACGTTTGATCCCGCTCGAAAGGCAGGCGCATAGTCTCGATGCCGACCCAGACGAACCAATCGGCGGCCGGTCGCTCGCAGACTTCTACGGCGGCGAAGGCTAGGCCCACACTCAACCCGGCGCTCAAATCATTCTGGCTGACGCCGGCACGTAACCGGGTGCTGTACGGCGGCCGGTCGAGCTCGAAGTCATGGGACGCGGCGGGCTTCGCCATCTTCCTGGCCACGCAGTGCAAGATCCGCGTGCTGTGCGCTCGGCAGTTCCAGAACAAGATCGCGGAATCGGTCTATACGCTCCTCAAGATCCAGATCGAACGGTTTGGGCTTCAGGCCGATTTCATCATCACCGAGAACTCCATCAAGCACCGCAAGACGGGCGCGGAGTTCATGTTCTACGGCTTGTGGCGTCACATCGACGAAATCAAGTCGCTTGAAAGCATCGATATCTGCTGGATCGAGGAAGCGCACAACCTCACCCAGGAACAGTGGGACATCCTTGAACCGACGCTGCGTAAGGATGGCTCGCAGTTCTGGATCATCTTCAACCCGCGACTGGTCACGGACTTCGCCTATCGCCGGTTCGTCACCCGGACGCCGCCGGACACGATCAAGCGGCAGATCAACTACGACGAAAACCCGTTCCTGTCGGAAACCATCCTCAAGGTCATTGCCGCCAAGCGTGCGGAGGACGAGGACGAGTTTCGGCACATCTACCTTGGGCAGCCGCTTGAGGACGATGACGCGGTCATCATCAAGCGTTCGTGGATCCTTGCCGCCGTTGATGCGCACAAGAAGCTCGGTATCAAGCCATCCGGGAAGAGGCGTATCGGCTTCGACGTTGCCGACAGCGGCGCCGACAAGTGCGCGACTGTGGAGGCTTATGGTTTCCTCGCTACGCATGTCGACGAATGGAAGGCAAGGGAAGACGAGCTTTTGAAATCTGCCGGCCGGGTTCATGCACAGGCGCGCGAGCGCGGCGCATCGATCGACTACGATAGCATCGGCATCGGCGCCTTCTCTGGTGCGCACTTCCAAGCACTCAACGAGGAGTTCAAGGTCGATATTCGATACCATCGCTTCAATGCGGGCGATGGCGTGCTCAATCCGGAGCGCCGCATCGACCCAGACGATCTGAAATCGCCGCTGAACAAGGACTTCTACGCCAACCTCAAGGCCCAAGCCTGGTGGGAAGTCGCCAAGCGGTTTCGGAACACGTTCAATGCTGTCCACAAAGGGCAGAAATACCCGGATGACCAGCTCGTATCGATATCGAGCGAATGCGATCATCTCGACGCCCTGGTGGATGAGCTGTCCACGCCGCGCAAAGACTACGACAACGCCGGGAAATCCAAGGTGGAAAGCAAGAAGGATCTAGCGAAGCGCGAAGTGCCTTCGCCTAACCGTGCCGACGCTTTCATCATGGCATTCGCGCCGCGCACGACCAACGGCTTTACGCTGGCAAACCTCTAAGGAATAAGAATGTCCAATGTCATCGCGTTCGTGCGCGACAGCTTGACCAGCCTTGTTTCGAGGATGGGCACCGAGCGGGATAAGGCGGCGACTGTCTTCTACACTCAGCCGGTCCTGACCGACGAGCAGATCATCGCCGCCTACCGCGGTTCATGGCTTCCACGGAAGATCGTGGATATCCCGGCGCTCGACAGCTGCCGCAAGTGGCGCGACTGGCAGGCCGACAACGATGCGATCGACCTGATCGAGAAGGAAGAGGGCAGACTCAATGTCAAGGGCAAGGTGCTGGAGGCGTCCAAGAAGGCTCGTCTGTTCGGCGGTGCTGCCCTCTTCATCGGCACGGGAGACACTGACCTTGCGCAGCCGCTCGAAGTGGATCGGATCGGGAAGGGCGGGATCAAGCACGTGACCGTCCTGACCCGCCGCCAGCTGAAGTCCGGCGAGATTGATCGGGATCCCACTTCGGAATGGTATGGTCGGTCTAAGGAATACATGCTGGCAGGCCTCAACGGTTCAAATGTCACGGTGCACCCATCGCGGCTCGTTCTTTTCTGTGGTGCTATGGCGCCGGACGAGGACATGACCGCCGCTGTCAATCAGGGCTGGGGTGAAAGCGTTCTGACTGCGACGCTGGACGCAATCAAGAATGCCGACAGCACGGCGGGGAATATCGCCTCGCTGGTGTTCGAGGCCAAGATCGACATTATCCGCATTCCAGACTTCATGGCCTCGCTCGGCAATGCCGAGTACAGGAGTAAGATCCTCGAGCGCTACACCTTGGCCAACACGTCCAAGGGCATCAACGGCACGCTGATGCTCGACAAGGAAGAGGAGTACGAGACCAAAAGCGCCACGCTTACCGGTCTGACCGACATCCTTATGGCATTCATGCAGATCGTGTCAGGTGCGGCTGATATCCCGGTCACCCGTTTGCTGGGCCAGTCGCCGGCGGGAATGAATGCAACCGGCACCTCGGACATGAAGAACTACCATGACCGGGTCCAGTCCATCCAGGAGCTGGAGCTAACACCCGCCATGAGACGGTTGGACGAATGCTTGATCCGCTCGGCAACTGGCAAGCGTGACCCGGCGGTCTATTACGAGTGGGCACCGCTCGAACAGATGAGCGAGAAAGAGCGCGCCGACATCTTCAAGACCACCGCCGATGCGGCCCGCGCGATCGTGGGCACCGGCACAGGGCAGGAGATCATCACCCGCGATGCGGTTTCACGCGCACTGGTGAATCGGCTTGTTGAGGACGGCGTGCTGCCAGGGCTTGAAGACGCGATCGATGAGTTTGGCGAGATTGGTGAACAAGAGCCCTCGGAAGGGGAACTGGCCGCCGCGGCCGCACAAGGATGATTGGCAGCCAGGCATTAGCGAGGAGTGAAGGAAGCCGTGATGCGCCTAACGCCAACATCACGGCTTAAGGGTTACTTCTTCTTGGCCGGTTTCGCTGCGGGCTTGGCCTTTGCAGCGGCCTTGGCGGCAGGTTTTGGTGCAGCTTTCGGCGCAGGTTTGGCGACAGGTTTTGGCGCCTCCTTCTTACCATCAGCGTGAGCCAGGACTGCGGCAGCGAGACGTTTCTCGTCCTTGGTTGCGTTGGGATCCTGAAGCTTCTGTCCCGCTAACTTTTCAATAGCAGGTGTGTGGTCCCTTGGACCTTTTACGTTTGCCATTTCCCCCTCCACAGGTTGCGAGGGAGATTGATGCACGCGACCAACTAAGAGTCGAGTCCAGCAAAGGACAAGTCACATGAATTTCAGCACGCCCTAACCGTCACGGGCACGCAACGCCGACGGCTATCTTGTTGCTGGGGCATGAGATCGTACTCGGGCCGGAGATCTTCAAGGAAGTGAACGAGGACTGGAGGGCCGTCATTCAGGAGATTTGATCACGGCCAATCAAAGTTAGTGGCGATCCAAGATGCGATTTGAAGGATCGAAGCAACACAAGCGGCGATCGCAGCCCACGCGTTCCAGGATGATTGTAGTTGGAGGCTTTCCAAAAGATCGATCCTCTCGCCCTTGGATAGTCCGATGAGATAGCCGCCCCATAGAGCTCCGACGCCCTCTGTTCCTTCTGGCGCTGGTATTTTTGCAATCGATGATTTGTACCAGAAGAGAGCGGCTAAAGCTCCGGCAAGTATCGACGCCCAATTCGCTACCTGACTGATCATGTTTAGAAACTCCTATTTGTCAGTGGCTTAGCAGGAAAATTATTACAATGAAGTTTACGGACACTGCACCGATCGCGGGAACGCGCCGGACCGGAGACGGCTATCTGATCGCGGAGGCTCGGGCGGTCCGCACCGGCATCCAGCTCTATGCGGGTGCCGAGGTAGGCAAGCCGGAAATGCGCATGGTGCGCGTCTATCGCCCGGCGGATGAGGTCTTTGCGGACAAGAGCCTGCAGTCGTTCACCCATGCCCCTGTGACCGTCAATCACCCCGATGAATCAGTCAATTCCGGCAATTGGAAAGACCTTGCCGTCGGCGAGGTCAGCACGGCCGCCAAGAAGGACGGCGACTGGGTGTGGCTGCCTCTGATCCTGAAGGACAAGGACGCGATCAGCGCGGTCGAGAGCGGCAAGCGTGAGCTTTCCGCAGGCTATGAATGCCAGCTCGACTGGACCCCCGGCATTACGGCCGACGGCCAGCCCTTCGACGCCATTCAACGCGACATCAAGATCAACCATCTCGCGATCGTCGATAGCGCGCGGGCCGGTCCACAAGCTCGCATCGGGGACGGTGCGGGAAACTGGGGTGTTTCCCCTGTCACCAGTGCTCAAAAACCGAAAGAGGAAAAGATCATGACCCTGAAGACGGTAACCGTCGATGGCATCCCGGTCGAAGTAACCGACCAGGGCGCGATCGTCATCGGCACGCTGCAGACGCGGCTGGCCGACGCAAGCAGCAAAATCACGGCGACGGAAACGGCGCATCAGACGGCAATGGCTGCCAAGGACGCCGACCTCGCCAAGAAGGATGCCGAGATCGACGCCCTCAAGGGCAAGGTTCTGTCTGACGCCGATATCGACAAGCGCGTGCAGGCCCGTGCCGACCTGATCGCAGTCGCGAAGACGATCGCCAAGGACGTCAAGACCGACGGTCTGACCGATGCCGGCATTCGTAAGGCTGTAGTCGTCGCCAAGATCGGTGACGCGGCCATTGCCGGCAAGGCAGACGCCTACATCGACGCACGCTTCGACCTGCTGGTTGAAGATGCTGCCAAGGGCGCTGCCGATCCGTTTGCCACTATCGTCAAGAGCGGACTCCAGACGCAGGACGGCAACACCAACGATGCCGCCAAGGCATACGATGCCATGCTCCAGCGTGATCGCAACGCCTGGCAGGGTATTCAGAAGGAGTCCGCATAATGGCTTTCCCGACCGTATCCTACTCGCGCGACACTCCGGCCGGCTATCCCGGCATGATCGCCACCACGGAACCGCACTGGATCACTTCCATGGTGGTCGGGAGCGCCTCCGGTGACATCCCATTCGGCCGTGGCGTGATCTACGCCACGGCCGAAGACGCGGTTGCTTTGCCTGCCGCGCTCGGCAAGTTCGCCGGCATTGCTGTGGTCGATCGCACGCTGCCCTTTGCCAATGGCGAGGTCTACAAGCCATACGACCAGGTCAGCGTGATGAAGACCGGTTCCATCTGGGTCACGGCGCTCGTTGCTGTCGCACAGGGCGATCCTGTCTACATGACCCCGACCGGTACGTTCACGAACGTGTCGAACTCTTCCGCCAACCAACTCATCGAAAATGCCGAATGGGCAAGCGTCACGAGCGGTACCAACCAGCTCGCGCGTCTCCGCCTTGGCGTCACCAAGTAAGGAGAACGAGCATGTTCACCACGGACGCGCCTGCGCTGGCGCTGAACTTCCTGCGCACTGCGCAGAACTATATCGAGCCGGGTATCTATGCCCGTCAGTATCCGGACTATCAGTACCGGGAGCTGGTTCCGGTCGATAACTCGGCGCCCGATTGGACGACCGCGATCGACTTCTTCTCGATGGGCGATGACGTCGGTCAGGCCCGCGAATTTGCGGCGGATGGCGATGATATCCCGTTCGTTGACTTCAAACTCGACAACGGTAACAGCCGCGTCTTTATGGCTGGCATCGGCTATCGGTACAATCTTCAGGAGCTTGCACATGCTCAGGCATACGGCATCCGCCTAGAAAGCGACCGCGCCGACGCTGCACGTCGCAAGTACGAGCAGTTCGTTGACAACGTCGCATTTCTTGGCCGCCCGAAGCTCGGTCTTACCGGGCTGCTGAACACCGTCAGCGTGACCGCTCTCACCGCGGCGAACGGGGCAGGCGGCACTGCGACATGGACCACGAAGACGGCAGACGAGATCCTCGCTGACGTCAATAGCGTGCTCTCCATCATCTTCACCGCTTCCAACGGCATCGAGCAGGCTGACACCATCCTGCTTGATCAGGATCGTTATGCGCTGATCGCCACCAAGCGCCTCGACGCCACGATGACAACGACCATTCTGGAGCACATCCAGCGTGCGAACATCTACACCATCCGGACCGGGCGCCCTCTGACCATCCGGGCCGTCTTCGGCCTCGAGAATGCGGGCGCCGGCAGCACACACCGGCTCGTTGCCTACCGTCGCGACCCCGGCGTTGTGAAGATGCATGTCCCCATGCCGCTTCGCTGGCTGCAGGCCGAACAGCGTCTGCTCAAGTACGAGGTGCCTGGCATATTCCGCCTTGGCGGTGTCGAAGTCCGTCGCCCCGGTGCGATGCGATATCTGGATGGGATCTGATTATGGTCAAGCTCGAAAACACCCGTCCCGGCGGCTTCGGCATCCCCGGCGGCCCCGTCATCGCTGGCAAGTCCAGTCTCGATGTCGAACAGGCCGACTGGGACACAGTCAAAGACCATCCCGTTGTCGCCGCATGGGTGAAGGACGGTCATCTCGTCGTGTCCGGCGCGGAAGACGATGCCAAACCGTCGGAACGCGAAGATCTGAAAAAGCAGGCGGCTGAACTCGGGCTGGAATACCCGAAGAACATCAGCACCGAGAAGCTGAAAGAGCTGATCGACGGGAAGCTCGCTTCCTGACGGCAATCGGCCCGGCGGGCAACTGCCGGGCACCCCACCTCATCGGAGAATGACATGGCTGGATACGGTGACAACGCTGGTTTTACGGCTTATGCCGCGGCTGCCGGCTATGTCTTTGCTGATGGCACGACCGACGATCAGAAGACCGCATCCCGACAGCGCGGCTCTCTGGTGATCGATCGGTATGAGCCACGGTTCTCGGGCACGCGCGCCGGTGGCTTTGCCCAGGAGAGAGCCTGGCCGCGTACGGGCGCCACCACCTATTGTGGCGAGGCGATCGGCGCCGATATTCCGGCGGCCATCGTCAACGCCTCATACGAGGCTGCATTCCTCGAGCTTGTCTCTCCGGGCAGCCTGTCGCCGGTCGTTACGGGGGCAACCACGGTGAAGCGCGAGAAGGTCGGCCAGATCGAGGTCGAATACTCGACATCTTCGTCGACGAACATTGGTGAACTGGTCGCGCTCGCAACGCCCGTAGTGACGATGATCGAGGGGCTGCTGCGGCCGTTCCTCGCAGCTGTGATGCCTGGCATATTGGTGGTGTGATGGCTGGCTTCGACTACGCACGCTCACGGGCGGCAGCAGAGCGGCTTATTGCTCGGTTTGGGACATCGGGAGCTATTCGCCGCTCGGTCAATGCTGGTCCTTCATATGATCCTGAGGTGACGGATACTGATTACCCGTGTCGGTTGGTTGTACTAGAGTACTCGGACACGAATATCGACGGAACCCTCATCAGAGGAACGGACAAACAGATCTATATCTCGACGGCCGATGTTGCGATCACTTTGACGAAAAGTGACAAGGTTATCGTCGACGGGGAAGAGTACGGCATCGAGCGTTTGAAGCCGCTCCGCCCTGGTGGGCTCGTCGTATATTGGGAGGTTCAGGGGCGGCGATAGGCGTGGTGCTTGTTTTGGACCGTGTTCTTCGGGAGGGATGCTGAAGTACCCGAATACAAGCAGAGCAATTGACAACAGACCGCAGAATGATACCGCGACAACGAAGAAATTTATGTCTTTTATCTTCCCTTCCATGGCGGCGTTTAGAAAGCTCAACAAAGCCGGGAAACCGAGCGCCAAAGCGCCGGCGCTGTACCACTGCGTCATGTATTGTCTTCTAGTCATTGGCGCCTCTCACGTTCAGTATGGCGTGATTAGCGGACTGCGGGCAAAATTTGGTCAACCCGATTGCTAACATTCTAACAACGGGCAATTTTGATGAACTTCAATGGGCCTCCCTTGTCGCCAGCCTGATTATTGCATTCGGCATTCCTGCCAAATTCGCCCCGGCGGAAGAATTATCGGGTGAAATATGACGTTTGACGAACTGCTCGACCAGTACGAGCCACGGCTTGCCGCTACGTTTCGCGAGGGGGTCGAGGCCATCAAATCGAGCATCATCCTCGCTCGTGTGATCGAACGTCTGGAGCGTGGCGATATCAGCGGCGCCGTCCAGGCGATGCAGATCGAGCCGGAGGCGTTCTCTGCGCTTGAGGTCGCATTGGCGGAAACATTTAACGCCGGTGGTATCAACGCGGTCGATGAGTTTCCGGCGATCAAGGATCCGCAAGGCAATCGTGTGATCTGGCGTTTTGGCGTGAGGAACCCAGCGGCCGAAGCGATCTTGCGCGATCTGTCATCAAGACTCGTCACCCATATCACCGAGGATCAGAAACAGGGTATCCGCTACGCACTTGAACAAGGCTTGGCGCGCGGCGGCAATCCACGCTCCACGGCTCTGGACGTGATAGGTAGGCAGAGCAAGATCACAGGGCGCAGGGAAGGCGGCATCATCGGTCTGACGAGCCACCAGGTCGAATTCATCGAGCGTGCGAGGATCAATCTTGCCTCCGGCGACCCTGACCTGATGAAGCAGTACTTCGCCTTAAAGACGCGCGACAAGCGTTTCGATCGCTCAGTGTCGGCAGCGATGCGCGATGGTCAGCCGATCAAGGGGGAAGCGCTCACAAAAATCATCGGGCGGCTTTCCGACAAGAACCTGTTGCTCCGCGGCGAGATGCTGGCACGCACCGAAACCATGATGGCGCTCGGAAGCGCCCGCGACGAGGCCATGCGCCAGCAGATCGAGGCAGGTAGGGTCGCGGCGCAGGACGTGCAGAAGATTTGGCGTTCGGCTGGCGACAACAGGGTGCGTCACACACATCGCGTTCTCAATGGGAAACCGGTAGGGGTCGATGACATCTTCATCACTTCATCCGGCGCCACGCTGCGTTACCCAGGTGATCCGAAGGCGCCGATCAGCGAGATTTCCGGCTGCCGCTGCCGCGTGCAATACAAGGTCGACTTCTTCGCCGCGGTAGTCCGCCGATATCGTGCCGAGGCGGCCTAATGGCAACGCTGTCTTTCAGAGCTGCCGTCGCAGGTTGGGCAGACAAAGTCGAAGGAGCTGTTGAAGCGGTTTTCAAGGAAGCCTCACAGGAAGTCGTCGAGGAGATGCAGACCACCCGGAAAGAGGGCGGGCGGATGCGCGTTGACACTGGCTTTCTGTGGGCCTCGCTCATGGCATCGACATCGGCCATGCCGCGCATCAATCCGAATGCCCTACCGGTCAAGGGGCAGCAATACACGTTCGACATGGATCAGATCGAGGCCGTGATCATCGGCGCCGACCTCGGCGACGAGCTCTATTTCGGCTACACGGCGGCTTACGCAGCGCATCGCGAATATGGGGCTCGTGGTCAGCCGGCGGACGCGTTCGTTCGTCTTGCAGTACAAAATTGGCCGATCGTGGTTGATCGCAAAGCGGCCGAACTCAAGGCTCGGCTGGGTTTGTAGCTCCATCAGCCTTTTTCACGAGCGCAGATTGCAGAGTGAATAGCGCCAGCCGAGCGGCCTTGATCGTGTGGTCGCCGAACGCTGTTTCGCCGCGTCCCTGCGCCAGCAATAACCACGCCTGGTGCAGGCGGTCGTAAATCTCGCTGTCTGATAGAGGCGGCTTTTCGGACATAGGTAATCGATACATGGCGACGAGCACCGACGCAATCATTCTGGCTGCCTTGCTGGAGCAGCTGAAAACCCTGACCTTCACGCCCGCTCTAGCCGTTGCAGAGCCGGGCATTGATTTTCCCGCGTCGGGGCAGACCAAGCCCGACAATTACCTGCAGGTCGCGTTTCTTCCCAACCAGACCCGCCAGATCACTATGGGTGACGACCCGCAGCAGAAGCGCGGGCTGCTTCAAGTCTCCGTCTACTGGAAATCGGGTGTGGGCCACATCAAGCCGCTCGATGCCGCCGGCCGGATCATCGACCACTTCAAGAACCAGACACTGTTCGCCGCTGGCATGAGGATCACGATCAGCAGCGAGCCGTGGGCTGCAAGCCCGATCCAAGAGGATGACCGCGTCCAGATCCCGGTCACCATTCCTTATCACGCCTTCGAACCGGAGAACTGAACATGGCCAACAAGGCAACAAAGAAGGGCAGCAAAGTCTATGTTTGCTCGACTGCCCAGAACAGCGATCTCATCCTATCCGCCTTCGCAGCTCTAACCTGGGTGCAGGTCGGTAAGGTCGGAAACCTTGGCGATTTCGGCGCTGATTCTGCGATGAATTCGTACAATACCCTCGACGAACCCGTTACCCAGAAGCAGAAGGGCACGGCCAACGCCGGTGATCCTCAGATCGAAGTGGCCTCGATCGCGACCGACGGCGGCCAGGTGATCCTCCGCACGTTCGGCGATCCACTGAACCAGGACAACATGGCAATCAAGATCGAGCGCAACGACGGTGGTGCTGGTTTCACCAACACGATCTTCTACAGCCGCGGTGTCGTTTCCGGGCCGCTCTATCCGGGCGGCGGCTCCGACGACTTCGAGCTCGAACGCTACACGATCGGTCTTAACCAGCTACCGCTCCGCGTCAATCCGGCCGTAATCCCGTAACCCGATAGGTGACCCTTGGACATTTCGAAACTTGTAAACTCCGAAGACCTTTTCACGCTCAAGCTCACCGGCCCTGACACGGACGAGTTGATCGGCATTACTTTCATGATCCGTTCGAGCGAGAGCAATGAGGTCAAGAAGGTCGTCCGGCAGCACAGCGACAAGTTCCTCGCCAGCCGGAAGAAAAAGCTGACTACGGCCAAGGTCGAAGATGAGTACCTCGACAAGGCCGCGGCCTCGATCGCGTCTTGGGATTGGGGCGATCACGATTGGAAGGGCGAAAAGCCGGAACTCACGTTCGACAAGGCGCGTGAGGTCGTCGAGGAAGCGGGCTGGATTTACGATCAGGTCGCTGCGGCTTCAGAGGATCGCGCAAATTTTACGAAGAGCTTGGGGAAAGGCTCTGCGAAGCCATAGCGCTCACCGCGCGCTATGACTGCGTGAAGGACAAGGACGGCGAAACCCGGCGCGAGCGAAACGAGAGCTTCGAGGTGGAAAGCCCCGAAGTCGATGTTCCCGAGATCGGTATGTTCCTGTGGAACTGGTTTTGGGAGTTGCGCGAAAGTTCAGCGCCGGGTTTCTCTGGTCCGTCTCCGATATCCAATCAGGAGCTGGTCGCCTGGGTGAGCTTGACCGGCAATGTGGTTCGCCGGGAGGAGCTGAAAGTCCTCAAATCGATGAGTTCCCGATACTGCTCGGAGATCGACAAGGAGAGCGAGGAGATAAGGGCGAGGGAGGTCGAGTAAACCAAGCCCCTCGCTTCACGGAGCTAGGCAGCATGCAGCGTAGGTATGCCGCTAACGTCAACTTCCTGCTCGGCGTGCCACGCATCATATGCTGCCTGCATACGCAGCCATACGGCGGCGCCATCGCCGAACATCTTGCCGAGACGGACGGCAATATTCGGCGAAACAGGCTTCTTCTCCCGAAGGATATCATAGAGCTGCTGACGGGAAATGCCGAGCAAGTTGGCGATTTCCACCTTGGTCTTTCCCGTCGCCGGGATGATGTCTTCAAGCAGAGCTCCAGGGTGCGTTGGGCAGCGCTTGAGTGGCCTCGTTACTTCATAAACGGGCATAGGATCATTCCCCAATCTGAGCCGCTTCAATGATATTGCTCGAAATCGACCTGAGCGGCATCCTTGCCGTCGAATTCGAATGTAATGCACCACGGTCCGTTGACATGGATCGTGTATCTCGTTGGGTTGAACCCTTTCAGGGAGTGAAAGTCAAAACCGGGAAGGTTCAAGTCTTCTGGTCGCTCCGCAGCGTCGAGACGGTCCAATCGTACCAGAATGCGCTTCTGAATTTTGGCGTCAATCTTCCCGGGTTTTCCGGTCTCAAAGAGGCTCGCCAGCGCTTTGTTCTTGAACGACTTGATCATGATTTATGTAAGCTGTTTGCTTACGTAATGTCAAGAGGGGTGTAAGCAATCATCTTACATTTTGGTCGTCGGACTCTCTTTCAATAAGGAGATTGCAATGATCGCTTACCCTACTGTTTTGAAACAGACTTCGAATGGCCCATCTCCGCTAACGCTTGTTCTAGGTGCCCCTTTATGGCAGCTATCCGTTCAGGTGCAGTGGTCTGAATCGGAGCCAGGAAAGCCAGACGCAAATCGCCCGCAGAAAAGCTGAACGATGCTTCAAAGGCTCCAGCTCTATTCTGATGTAGGCCGAACTCAATTGCTTGAGCTTTCAGAGCCTTGCCGGCTCCCTCCGGCCGCTGATATTTCTCGTGCATCGCGGATATCAACCAGCCGATAAATGCATCTTCGTCCTCGACCTCAAACTCCACGCTTGATTGTTTTCCAATGCTGTTTTTCCCGCTGATTTTAAAGAGGCGGGAGGTAGGGTCGTAGTCGGCACTCATCGGGTTTTTCAGCTTCATGCATTCCTCCATTGGCTTGGCAATGGAAGGAAGCACGGAGGCAACCGCGAGTCGAGTCGGGCTTACGGCGGCGGCTTGGTAAGTCTTGCCCGTTTCTGCGCTAGCCGGCGTAGGCATCAAGAGAATTATCATCGCTCGCATAGTCACCCTCCTTGAAAAGGCGAGGAAGACAGCGCGCAGCCGTTACAAAGGCAGACCCCATGGCAGACATCGCTACGCTGGGCCTTCAAGTCGAGAGCGCCAGTGTCCGAAAAGGCACCGATGATCTCAACAAACTGTCGGGGGCTGCAGCTCGTGCCGAAGCGGCAACGGACGGCCTGGCGGGCGCGAACCGCGGCGCCGCCGGGGCCGCTGCTGCCACCGCACAGGCCTATGCGAAAGAGGGAGCATCAGCAGCTTCTGCATCGAAGCAACTTGAAATGTTCAATCGCGCAGCGAACCAGAACGCCCGAGGGCCAGTTGGGCGGGGCAATGTGGCGAACCTCGCAGCGCAATTTCAAGACGTAGCGGTTAGCGCGCAGATGGGGATGGGAGCGCTTCAAATTGGTTTGCAGCAGGGTACCCAGCTGGCAGCAGTGATCGCGACCATGGAAAATCCAGTGCGCGGACTGTCCCAGGCGTTCACGTCAGTCCTATCCCCGGCAAGCCTGTTGACGATTGCCCTTGTTTCCCTCGTCGCAGTTGGCATCCAAATGGTTGACTGGCCGAAGCTGGCAGCCTCGGCCCTGCATGCCCTCGCAGACGTGCTGGAAGACATCGCGCCTTATGCGATCGGCGCAGCGGCGGCGCTAGCCTTGCTTTACGCGCCGGCGATCATCGGCGGCATAATCACTGTCATCGCCCTTCTCGGCCGTCTTGCTGTAGCTGCTGTCACTGCAGCGGCCGCGATAATTGCCTCGAACCCGATCGGTGCGTTCGTCCTTGGCATCACCGCCGCCGTCGCCGCCGCGAACATATTTAGGGACGAACTGACGCAAATATTCGGCCGAGACATCGTGGCTGACGCGAAGGACGGGGTGAACTTCATCGTTGCTGCTTTCGTCGGCGGCTTTAATGGGATCAAGGCAATCTGGGGCGCTCTACCGACGGTTCTAGGGGATCTCGTCTATTCCACTGTCGTGGGCGTCATCAGTGCCATCGAAAGCATGATCAACAGCGCGATAGGTGGGATCAACAACCTCATAAATGAAGCGAAGATGGCATCCCTCAAGATCGGCGTGCCTCTGAACGTCGATTTCATCTCGGCCGTAACTATTGATAAGCCAGCAAATCCCTACGCGGGCGCGACCGAGGCCGCGACAAGCAAACTCCTGAAGGAGATGAAAGCAGCCCAAGGCACCGACTATGTGGGTGGGGTCACGGACGCTATCGCCCATGGCGCATCGGCGGCGTCAGATAAGTTGAAGGAACTCGAAAAGGGACTCACCGACGTCGACGAGAAAGCCAAGAAGAAAGGCAGCGGCAAAACCGACACCGAAAAGTATTCCGACATTGTCGACGGCGCGGAACGCCGCATCGCTTCGCTTGAAGCGGAACAGCGCGCAATCGGCATGACGGAAGAAGCGGCGGCGGCCCTGCGCTACGAAACCGATCTGCTGAACCAAGCCCAGCAGCGTGGCATTACGCTCAGTGACGCCCAGAAAGGCGAACTATCCGCGCTCGCACAGGTCATGGCATCTGTCGAGGCCGAGACCAAGCGGATGGGCGAGGCGATCGAGTTCTCCAAAGATCTGACCAAAGGGTTCCTCGACGACTTTTTCTCCGGCCTCGAAAGCGGAGAATCCGTTTGGGAATCGTTCGGAGACGCTGCGCTCGGTGTTCTCGACAAGATCGCCGATAAACTGCTGAATGACGTCGTGGACGCTTTCTTTGAGGTCAACGCGGCGTCGGGTTCAGGTGGCGGCATCCTCGGTGGCATTCTCAGCCTGTTTGGAGGTGCCGCGACGTCCGATCCTTGGGCAGGCTTACGCGGGTACGCGACAGGGACACCTGCAGCAAGTCCCGGCGTCAAATGGGTTGGTGAGAAAGGCCCGGAACTCGTGCGGTTCAAGGGCGGTGAAGAGGTCATCCCCAACCACAAGCTCAGGGGCTCGAACGAGAATACCCGCGCGGCATCAGCCCAGAATGTGAACTTCAACATGTCCCTGGAGGTTAAGGGGACCGGCGACAAGGAACTGCTCGAGCAGGCTCGGCAGGGTGCTGCGGCGCAAATGAGCGAGGCGCTGAAAACGTACGACAAAAAGATGCCGGATCGCGTTCAGCAGATAAACCGTAACCCGCGGCAGAGAGCATCATGACGGTAACCTATCCTTACTCGCTAGCGTTCTTCGCCGACAAGCTCGATATCGCGTCGGTCATCTGGGACATTCAGCGCAACGACGAGATGTCGGGTACTGGCGACGGGCGTGTCTGGCAAGCTGAACTCGCTCCGCCGCTCTGGACCGGCACTGTCACGCTGAACCGGAAACTGAGCGCCGAGCTCAAACAGATCGCTGCGATGGTCCGAAAGCTTCACGGGGCGCAAGAAGCGCTTGTGCTTTATGACCCACTGTCGAAGTACCCGCAGTACGATCCGACAGGGTCGATCCTCGGCTCCAGCGTCATTACGATCGGGTCGATTGCCTCGAACCGCAGCTCATTGAGCCTCGCGGACTTGCCCGCGAATTATCGCATTACGGTCGGCGACAAGATGTCGGTTGCCTATGGGGCCGGGTTGACGAAGTTCGCTTTTCTGGAGGCGTCGGAGACAATTACCGCGAACGGTTCCGGCACCACTGCACAAATTGCGGTCTTTCCCTTCGTTCCCTCAGGCGTGGCGGCCGAAGCTGAGGTCGTGCTCAAGAAGCCGGCATGTAAGTGCATCATCGTTCCAGGCAGCCATAACCCTGGAACTGCGGCCGGTCTCTTTACTGATGGCGCCGGTTTCAAAGTGATCCAGAAGAAATAGCCATGAGAAACAGCGCAACGGCATTCAACAACGCGATGGCCGTCGCGCAGGACACCGGTCTTGCGCCTCGGCAGTTCGTCTATTTCAAGAACGTCAAGCCATTTGGCGGCGGAGCTGCGGTATCCTTCGGCTTCTGGTCGGGCGATGACGACGCGATTTTCACGGTGATCGACGGCGAAACCGGATTGCCGGTCAACCGAACTTATTACGGCGCCGTCAACATGGTGGTCGATAACATTCCCCGTGTTTCCGACATGACGATCCAGTCGATCCAGATCGACGTCAGCCAGATCGCAACGGCGACAGAGCTGCTGGTGCGTGGATACGATGTGCGCCTCGCCAAAGTCGAGATCCATGAAATGGCGCTCGATCCGGCGAGCCGGCTGCCGATCTCAGACCCGGAAGTCATTTTCCTTGGCCAGATCGACGCTGCGCCGATCGAGACCCCGAGCGTTGGCGAGGATGGCGTTATCACCTTCTCGATCAACTCCGATGCCATGTCGATGCTCGCACGCGTCAATCCGCGCAAGTCGTCCTTTCAGAGCCAGAAACGGCGCTCGGATGACCGCTGGGGCAAATATGCCGGCACGGTGAAAAACTGGCCGATCAAGTGGGGACCGCAATGATGCAGAGGCTTCCGAAATGGCGAGGCCGGTTCGAGGCGGTGATCGACGAGCTGAAGGCGAAGCCGTTTTCGTGGGGCGATCATGATTGCGGCCCCGGCCTGGTCGGAAATGTCGTCAACGCCATTACCGGCGAAGATCCGGCCAAGCCCTATCGTGGCAAATATTTCGACGCCAAAGGCGCGCTGCGGATCATCAAGAGAAAGGGCTTCGACAATCTCGGCGACCTGGTCGCCTCGATGCTGCCGGAGATCCATCCCTCGCAGGCGAAAATCGGCGATATCGGCGCCATCAAGATGGACAGCCCGTTTGGCTATGCGCTCGGCGTCGTCAATGGCGAGCGGGTGTTCGTCCTGATGGAAGACGGCATCGGGACGGTGGACCTGCTTCAATGCGAACGCGCCTTCAAGGTCGGATGAACTCGATGAAATTCGCCTGCATTCTGCTGATGATGATGTGGTTCATCCTGTCAGGGGCGGAGCTTGCCCATGGCGAGCCCGTTTCGGCTGCCCTGTTCGGTGCCGCCTTCGCGTCGTCGTTTGCCGGCCAGCTCGTCACGCTCGGCCTCGGGCTTGCGTTCAATTTCGGCGTCGGCCTGATCCAGAAGGCGATGGCGAAACGGAAAGCCAAGGATCAGACGCGGGGGATTTCGTTCGAACTGCAGGTCGGCGACGACCAGCCGATGTCCTTCACCCTGGGGAAATACGCCGCCGGCGGTCGCCGCAAATATACCGGCATCCATGGTGAAGACGGCCGCTATCTCGTCGACGTTATCGAGCTTGGCAATTTGCCTTGCCCCGGTCAACCGGAATTCTGGGTCAATGACGAGAAGGTCGCTGTCGATTGGGAGAGCCCGAACCCGAACGGCTTCGGTTACCCTGTCACGGATTTCACGACCGAAGGCACGGATCGTCTGTGGATCATCTATCACGACGGCATGCAGACGACGGCCGACGCCTATCTGCTCGACAAGTTCGGCTCCGAGCCGGACCGTCCGTGGTCGTCAGACATGATCGGCCGCGGCTGCCCGTACATCGTCGTCACCGCGCGCTTCAATCCGGAGATATTCTCCAGCGTTCCGAGCGTTCTCACGGAAATGCCGGTGCGGCCGGTTTACGACCTGCGCAAGGACAGCACCAATGGCGGCAGTGGCTCGCACCGCTGGGACAACCCCTCGACCTGGCAGCCAAGCGAAAATCCGATCATCAATATCTACAACATCGTGCGCGGCATCTATTATGGCGATGAGTGGGTCTATGGCGGCCAGAACCTGGCAGCCTTCCGCCTTCCGGTCTCCAACTGGATTGCAGCCGCCAACGAATGCGATGTTGCGATCGAGCTGGCGGCCGGCGGCACGGAAAAGCAGTTCCGTTGCGGCTACGAGGTGTTCTGTGATGTCGAGCCGCTGACGGTCATCGAAGAGCTGCTACAGACCTGCAATGGCCGCATGGCCGAAGTCGGTGGCGTCTTCAAGGTTCTGGTCGGTGCACCCGGTGCAGCCATATTTTCGTTCACCGATGACGATGTGCTTGTGACCGAGGGGCAATCGTTCAATCCGTTCCCGCCCTTCAGCGACACGCATAACGGCATCGAGGCGACCTATCCCGAGCCTGCCGAGAAATGGGCAACGAAGGATGCGCCGCCGCGCTATTCGTCGACCTACATGGCTGATGATCTCGATCAGGAGCTGGTCGTCGGTGTCGAGTTCGAGGCCTGTCCGTTCAAGACGCAGGTGCAGCGCCTGATGAAAACGATGCTGAAGGAAGAACGACGCTTCCGCACGCATGAATTCTACCTCCCGCCGAGTGCGTGGCGGCTTGAGCCGAATGACGTGGTTTCGTGGTCCTCCGCTCGCAACGGCTACATCAACAAGAAATTCTTCGTCGTGCGTGTGGTCGGCCGACGTACCTTCAATCAACTGGTCAGCCTGAAGGAGATCGATCCGAGCGACTACGACTGGGAGGCATCCGAGGAACTGCCGACTGTTGTCGGGCCGGTCAAGCCGATTACGCCGGAACCGCAGCCGATGACCGGCTGGACGGCCGCGGGCTACACCGTCCTCGACTCGAACGGCAATGCCCGCCGGCCGGGGATCAAGGTGAGCGCCGGCGCTGATCTCGACGACGTGAAGAACGTCTGGATACAGATCAGGCTCAAGTCGAGCGGTGCTGTCGTATTCGACACGGGCGCTTCGCCCTATGGCGCGCCTTATGAATGGATCTTCAGCGGGCAGTGGACCTTGCCGAACACGCTCTACCAGGCGCGGGGGCGGCTCCTGCCGTTCACCAACCGGGCGACGCTCTGGTCTTCTTGGCTGGATGTCACAACGCCGAACGCGCTTCTGACCAGCGACGACATTTACTTGCCGGGTGTCATCGAAGGTGTGCAGGAGTTCCTGGCGGACGCTACCGAGTTCATGCGCGACGGCTTGCGCCAGACGATGCTTGAGCAGCAGCGTCTGGCGCGCCTGACGCTGGATAACGACTTCACGGCCTACGCGGATCGGCGGCAGACACGGCAGGAACTGGCGTCGACGGCGATTGGCGCCAAGGCCTACGCCCTAGAACAGATCACGGTTGCCACCGGTCCAGGTTCGGCCCTCGCGCAGAAGATCACGTTCCTCGAGGCGGAAATAACTGGCTTTGACGGTGCAATTGCCGCGAACGCCACGTCGATCTCCAGCCTGACGGCTACCGTGACGACACAGGGCAACAACATCACGGCACAGGGTTTGCGGCTTGATAGCGTCGAAGCAACCATCCCGACGCTGGCCACGGCTGCGGCGCTGTCGTCTTTGTCGTCGACCGTGTCGACGATTGACGGCAAGGTGAATGCGCAAGCGACCGCCATCACATCGCTTTCAGCCGGTACAACCGGCGGTGACGTGGCGACGGCGAATTTCCGGATGACGGTCAGCGCAGGGCCCTCCGGCTACGCCTCTCGTATCGGCCTTGAGGCGCGAGCCGGCGGTACGGGAATATGGCGATCGGCCAGCCTGTTTTTGGATGTTCCGACATCGACGAGCAGCCCGACGCGCGTGGCGATCGTCGCCGACCAGTTCATCGTGACGGACGGCACGAATGTCAAAAATCCGCTTATCTTCTCCGGCGGGGAACTCACCCTGAACGTCGCCAACATCGGCACGGTGAACACCGGCAGGCTTTTGTCCTTGAACGGCAAGATGGACATCAACCTGAACGCCGGCACGATCGAAATCTACAGCTAGCGGGTCCTCTCAACATGCCCAGAACAATGATTGGCGTCGATAGCGATGGTGTCGGCTGCATCAAGATCATGAAGAGCAATTCGGACAATCCGCGCACGACGCCGGATACAGCACGATCGAAGTTTCTCTACAATTCGAAGTTCGATGTGCAGCCGCACATATGGGGATTTCGAGATTTCAACGCTGGTACCTCCAGCCTGACCTACGTCCCGTCCGGTAGCAATTCAAGCAACTATGAATACGCGGTTGAGCAGGGGCTTTACTACGTCAGAAATACCCTGTTTTACGGGCTGCAATACAACATGCCGGTCTTTGACGTGAAAATGGTCCGCAACGCGACCTGGCCCACTCTTCGCTACAAGCAGAATATCGTCACCCGGAAGTGGTCGGGCAAATACTACAATGACAATGGCGGATATTTTGCGACGCTTGGGGCGTCTGTCGAACCTTGGTGCTCCAATTTCGCCTCCGGGCTGAGTGCGTTCGGGACATTGACTTACGGATGGTTCGTTGAAGCGACGACTTCCGACGACAATGACGACTACAACAAGGATGAAAGCCGGCGTCAGACAATCGTCCTGTGGAATCTGCCGGGCAATAGCGGGGCGATCACCGACGCGCAGCCGACGACGCCAACGGCGGGTAAGCGCGCGGTCCGGATCACGTCAACATCGCTGAAGATCGCCAAACCTGGCTATGATGCGGCGACGGCGACGGGAACCCAGCTTGCTTTCGACAGCACACGGAACGGCGTGAAGATCATTGCAGCCGCCGACGTCTCCATGCCGACCGGCAATAGCGAATACGACACAGGTATCGATCTTCCCGACGACATTCTCGCCGATGTGCATTTTTACGAGACGGGTAGCATCTATTATCCGTCGAAGCCGCAAAATCTGGAGTTCGGCGCAGACTATTATTTCTCCGGCACCAAGATCAAATTCGTCAACGGCAAAGGCGCAGGCCGGGCGCGGTTCATGATCTACGCCAGGGATGGCGCGGCGCCATCATCAGGTAGCAACAGGGTGCTGCGCCAGACGACGATCGACGGCGTCGAGGTCGTGCAATTCCTTCGACCCGGCTGCGGTCTTGTGCCGAAGTTTGCTGACATCGTCATCGATAGCCGCTGGCCTGCGGTGCAATTGCTGGCCGAGGGCTATTTCGCCGTTGGCACTGGTTCCCTTACCGAAGTGGTCAACGTTGCAAACGCTTCCGGCATGTTCCTGATGGTCAAATACATGACGGTTCACGGTTCTGGCGCGACGCAGCACGGTTCATTCTCGTCGGCCGTCCGCATGCCGTATGTCAAGACATTGGTCAGGACCGGCGGTCATGCGGGCGATAGCACCTATGCCCGGATCATCGGCACTCAGGTGACGTTCTTCACGTTCCGTGGAAACCCGGGCGATGTCTATCTCGACGCAAACGCGAGCGGGCATCCGGAGGTGACTGAAGCTGTCCAAGTCCCGGTGACGGGCATCCGCTATTTCATTTTCGGCATCCCGGCTTGACGTCGGGAAAGGGGTACTCATGCAAAACAAGATTGAAATCAGCGCCGATACCTACGCGGCGGAAAAGTCGGATCTTGCCGACTACTACTGCAACCGCTCGCTCATCCTTGCGCAGAAACTAGCCGATATGACCAATGGGTTTCATGAGACCTCCGACATGGTCGCGGAGCTTCGTGAGCAGATCGAGGCTATCTCGAAGCCGATCGAGGAAGATGACAGGGCGCTCGCGGCACTGCTACGAACCTTCGTCGACGAGGGGAACATCGCGTCGCTGGCTGCCGAAGCCCTCATGTACGACGCAAGGCGCATCATCTCGAAGGACGCTGAATAATGGCCGTCATCCTTCCAAGCGTCTACAAGGACGGCACAGCGACCGTGGCGGCCGGCGGCACGTCTGTTACCGGACAGAGCACGCTCTTTCTGAGCTCCGTTCTGCCGGGTGACTTCTTTGGCGTCCATAAGGGATATGCCCTTCGCATCGCCAGCGTGGAGAGCAATACCGCGCTCACCCTGGCTAATCCGTGGCCGGGTGCTGCGCAGACGGCGGCGGCCTATGAGATCATGCTCCAGAGCGATACGGCGCGTGTCCAGGAGAGCACCCGCCAGCTTCTGCAGAAGCTCTTGGGTGGCAACCTCGATGCGTTGGCTGGCCTGATCGGCGCGGCCGACAAAGTGCCGTATTTCACTGGTTCGGGCACTATGGCCGTTACCGACTTCAAGGCGAAGGGCAGGGACATCGCTGCGGCCGATACAATGACGGCGTTGCTCGCGAAGCTGGGGCCTGTTTACGGCGGCACGGCTCCGCAGCCTAGCAATGCTGGAGTCGGCCTATCTGACGGCAACTTCGACACCATAATTTACCCCGGCATTTACACAATTGGCGGCAATTGGACGAACGGGCCAACGGCCGCTGGCAGCACAACTTATACCGGCTCGTTGCAGGTAACGAGAAGGGAGGGCAATGATGGCTATTGGCAGATCTTCCGAAGCTCAGCGACGGGCGCGGCGTGGAAGCGCTTTACATCGACCGCCAACGCTTCGAGCTGGCCCAATGCATGGCAGCGCATCGAGCATCCGGTAACGGGTTCTGTTAGCATGTCAGGAGGGCTTCCCGTTGGTTCACTGTTCGAAACCGGAACGAACGGAAACGGGCGCTACGTCAAGTTTGCCGACGGCATGATGATTTGCACCCACAGCATGGATATTTCGGGCATTGCTATTGCAACGCCACGCGGTTCCATATTCGGCTTTTCGTCGGAGTCCCTATGGACGTTTCCGGCTGCTTTCGCGGGGTTCCGCCCGGCCATTCTATATGAATTTGAGCGCGGCGACGTGGCTTATACAGGCGGCGGAAGTTCGATTACAAAGGGGTTGACGTCGACAACGTTCGTTGTCTGGAATTCGTCTTCAAACCCTGCCGGAAACGCGAAGGTTTTGTTTGTCATGGCCATTGGGAGGTGGTTCTGATGCGCATCAACCTATCGCCGCAAATGCGCGATGACAGTCTCACCGTTTCTGTGGCCGGCGACGTTCTGACGGTCAACGGCGAGGCATTCGATTTCACGCCGCTGGCGGAAGGCGCGACACTTCCGTTTGGGGCGGTCGACTCCGAATGGTTCGCCGGACCTGTCTCCAGAGAAGGTGGCCAATTGACGGTGACGCTTCTGCTTCCACACAAGCCCAGTGCATCGAGCAACGTCGCGTTCCCCGAGCCCGTTGTGACGACTGGCGACGGGCCTGTTTCGCTGCCGGTCGATCTCAACAATCAGGAGGTTCAGGCCGATGACGATTGATTTTTCGAAGGTGGTCACGGCTGAGCAGCGCGCAGCGGACGCGTTGGCGGCGGCGCTGGCTGCGTACTCCGGCGCCATTCAGGCACATCTGGAGGCGAAGGCGCATGAGCGGCACTACGACAGCATACAGTCGGCCGTCAGCTATCGCGATGATCCCAATCCGCAGTTCGCGGCCGAGGCTGATGCGCTCTTTGCTTGGCGGTCGTCCGTCTGGACCTACGCGACGGCTGAGCTGGATAGGGTGACGGCCGACGAGCGTGGCCAGCCGACTGTCGAAGACTTCATCGCCGAGCTGCCGGCATTCGTCTGGCCGTAAGGCTTCTGACATCAGACGCGCGAAAGCGCCTAGACTTGCGCTCTGGCCAAGAGCGCCTCTGCCTTCCTTCGCGACATCAAAGGACATCATTATGAAAACGATTCTGGACATCCAGAAGCGGCTGCTTGCGCTTGGCCATTCGGTCGGTCTGGCGGGCGCTGACGGCATCATGGGGCCGTCGACGGAAAAGGCGATCATTGCCTTCAAGGTCGCCAAGGGGCTGCAGGCACGCCCCTATGTTGGGCCGGTCACGCTGGAAAAGCTGTTCGGCTACGCCGTAGCCGGTCAGCAGCGGCTCGGAACCGGCGAGCCTCGCTGGCTGACCTTCGCGAGACGTTATTCCGGCCTTCGCGAGATCAAGGGCAAGAACCACGCACCGGAGATCCTCGCGATGTGGAAGGCGACCGCGCTGCCGTTCAAGGATGACGAAACGCCCTGGTGCGCCGGCTTCGTCGGTTTCGTTCTGGAATCGGTCGGCATCGCCTCCACCCGCTCCGGCATGGCCCGCTCCTATGAACAGTGGGGTGTCAGACTGGCAAAGCCTGCAGTCGGCTGCGTTGTCACTTTCAAGCGGGCAGGGGGCGGCCATGTCGGCTTTGTCACGGGCCGGGATGCCACCGGCAACATCATGGTGCTCGGCGGCAACCAGGCCGACGCCGTCAACATCAAGCCCTTCGCCGCCTCGCGTGTCACCGGCTACTGGTGGCCGAAAGGCGAGCCGCTGCCCGAAGGCGCACTTCCGACCGTCGCAAGCGACGGAAAACTCTCAACCAACGAAGCCTGAAAGGATTTTCCATGAACAAGATTTCGAAAGCTATTGCCGCCGGAGCCGGGGGCGCCCTGACGGGTACGGCGGGGCTGCCCTTCATGCCAGCGGACACGCCCTGGTACGGTTATCTCATCCTCTATGCGATCACGGTCGGCCCGCCGGCGGTGCTGACCTTCCTTGCGCCGAAGAACGCTTAAGCGCCGACCACGGAGAAGCCACTCATGCCTGAAAAGTATCAATCGCTCGTCGAGATGCTCAACGCGTGGATCGGCGGTGGCCTAACCACGATCGTAGCCGCCGTGATGGGGAGGCTGATGTGGCACACAACTGAAGTCCGCCGATCCCGCCGGAGGTTCTTTGGAAAGGAACTCGCTTGGGAACTGCCGCTGGCGGCTGGCATGGCAATCATCGGGGAGGGGGTGGCTATCTGGGTCGATGCCGGGCCGCTGCTCCGGCCGACTATCGTCGGTAGCCTTGCCTATCTCGGGCCGCGCGGCTCCGAAGTTCTGTTTCTGCGTTGGTTTGGCGCCAAGATCGAAAAGGACAGCTAGTTAAAGCGGGGGTAGGAAGGCGGCGCTCGCCGCCTTTCATTTTCGCGCTACTTGCAGCCCTTACTCATCATCGCCGAATTGAGCGCATTGACTTTGCCTTTGGAGACTGCGACCTGGCCTTCCTTGTCCCCGCCGAACGTGCTCGATGCTGGAACGCCAATGAGGAACACACCAATCGCATCTCCCGTCGCAGCCTAATTTTGTTGCTTGGAAAGAGCCGCAAGATTGTTTTGCTCTTTCAGCAGATCCTGCACCAGGGCGGACAACCAAGGTTAGTGTAAGCGGCCATCGGAATATCGACTGGAACGATCGCGTCTGGTCTTTTGGCGCAACCGGAAACCGCCAGCGCCGCACCGCTGCTGTCTTGTAAGAGGTTGTATCGATTGGATCACAACCCTGACTCGCCGCGGGCAAGGCGCTCTTTCCAATCCAGCCGCGCGCGGTTTATGATAATTGTTTCCTCAACCGGAGCGCCCATGGTCCAGTACTGGCGCCCGTCGATGTCAAGGTAGACAGAGCTTTTGCCGGTTGGCTCAAACCTTCTTCGTTCGCCATGGGCGCGGATGAACGTGACGGCTTTCTCAAACAGGACCTGATCCTCCGCCGGATCGTCAAATCGCCTTACCGAGTATTCGTGCGGCCACTGCGGCATGGTTTTCGCGTAGCGCCAGTGGCGCGTGCCAATGAACTTCTTGAAGTCATCCATGCTATCCATTAGGGGCTCGTTTTTGGTTCTGAAGTTCAAGAGGATAGTCATGCGACAACTCATGGGCCATCTTGCCCAATTCAGCTCGCTCTCCAAACAGGGAGAGTTGCTGTGCACGCAGGGTCTTGCCTACCTTCTTCAGAATCCGGATGCACGTAAAAGGTTTGGGGACCAAATCTCCAAGGCGGTGGGCAGACCTGTCAACGCCAACCTGACTTGGCGAGCCGAGGTTCGGCAGAAAGACGGTGCCCGCCCTGACTTGGAGGGCTGCACTGCTGACGGAAAGCTCGTGGTCAAGATAGAGGCGAAGTTGGGCGCGGCGTTTGGCGAGGGCCAACTCAGTTCGTACCTTGGCGACCTTCAACAAAGCTCTGGTAGTGGACTGTTGCTGGTGCTGGTACCTCTTCACCGGGCTGCTGAGATGACAGAATCGGTGTCGAGTGCGTTCGCTCTTACCGGGAATGGTCCTTGGCAGATGGGTGACACGTCCGACTTTTCCGTGGCGGTGATCTATTGGGAAGAGGCCTTGGACGCTCTGGGAGCTGTTCGCTCGGAGCCGTTCCGTGGTGACCTCACCCAATTCGAGGCCATGTACAGGGTCCTTAAGGGCTACGACATCGAGCCACTGAGGAGTGTCTCTGAACTGCTCGCTTGGCGCGAGCGGGAAGAGGTCTTCGTCAATCTCGTGGATCGCGTTACCCGCCGCTTGGCGCAGCAGAGTCGAGTCCTGCCGATGGGTCACGAAAAGGACCCCAACGACTACCAGCGCCGATATGTCTGCCGGCCACTTGGCGCCAAGCAGTCCTGCTTCAGCGTGGGAGTCCGCGATCCTTTTGCAGGGCACAAGACGCCTGTCTGGATGCGGTTCCACAGTCTCACGCCCAAGTTTTCGGTTATACGCGAACGTCTTGTCGCGGCTGGCGTGTCGCAGCGGCTGATTGAGAGCGGAGGCCACATTTGGATACAGCTTGATGTTCCGCTCAATGCCGACGGCGAACGTCTGGTTGATTCGTTGGTTGAGCAAGCAGAACGCGTTATCGAGGTCGCGTACCAGCCATTGTGACCACAGGCGTGTGTCCCGCAAAGTCTGCCGTCGATCTGATAGATCGTCGCGTCATCCTTGATTTCCTGCAGCAGCTCGCGCAGCTCTGCCGAGGTTTGCTGCTGTCGTCTTTCCGCGCGGCCAGCAGCAGCCGCCCGATTGCGCCTGGCACCGTGGACGGCTCGAAGCCGACGATCGCGAAATTGTCGCGGCGGACGCATTTAATCTTCAGCCATTCGGGCCGCTTTACAGAGCGATAGGGCCGCGCCCGGTGTTTGGCGACGATGCCTTCGAGGCCAAGCTCGCAAGCAACGCGAAAGAACGTCTTGCCATCGGCCTCGATCTCCTCTGAAAGGCGTATCGCGCCATGGTTCCAGCAGCCGGCGGCGCTCGCGCTGCGGCAGTCGGCGCAGATCGCGGCATTCAGGGGTGAGTGGTTGACTTGATAGATCCGGCCGATGTCCTCACCGCCGTCATAGCCGCGATAATCCTCGTGGCGCTTGCCGTCCTGCCCGGTTTCGTCGTCCCATGTGCGGCGCCAATAATATCGTTTCGGATTGTCAAACATCAAACGGGTAATGTGGGCGCGGCCCTGCCGTCGTCAAGGTTGCTCTGGACACCTCCAAAAAAGCATAGAAAACAGCGAATGAAAATCTGTCCAGAAAATCGCCATCATGCTGAAAACGCGAACTTTCCGCATACCGGCACGGGGCACTACTTTTCCGCGAACGCGCAACGTTTTGTGTATGGAAATTTAAGAGAAACGTCGATAATCATTCCACAGATTTTGGGTGGGAAACAATGACTGATCATATTGAAAGTGCAGACAGGCGACTTGTTCCGGCACTGCGCTTTAAGCAGTGGCTATCGGAATGGGACGCGTACGATTTCGACGCGGGACAGCATCGCCGGAAGCCGGAAGAGCACATTTACGTGTTCTCAATGAAGGCTGCGGAACTGAGGCGCCTATGTGATGTATATCGTCGCAAGCGGGATGGCTCCAACGTAGAGGGTATTCAGCGAATTAGGGACGAGAGCCGTACAAGTCGAATTCAGAGATATGTTCGTTATGGGTATCCCTACGGAGATTTGAAGGTACCGCAGCGAACGCCCGATAAGGCTCCTCTTAGGAAGCCCGGCTGGCTCCCTACAGCGATCGTTGTTAATATCCTGACGGTTGGCGATAGGCGAAGAGGTAAAACCGTTAGTTCGGACAGTCTGATCACAATTCAAGAGGGGACAGCAGGTCAATTCACATTATCAGTTCCCGAAATAAAGGTGGTAGACGACAATCAGCTCGCTCCATTTGAGGTAATTGATGGGCAGCACAGGCTTTGGGCGTTCGATGATGAAACGAGTGACGAGCCGGTGCCCGACGATTTTGAACTTCCGGTTGTAGCTTTTTATGGGCTCGATATTGCATGGCAAGCCTATCTCTTTTGGTCGATCAATGTTTCGCCGAAAAAGATAAACCCCAGTCACGCTTTCGACTTGTACCCGCTGTTGAGGACGCAAGATTGGTTGGAATCCGTCGGTGAACTACCAGTTTATAGGGAGGCGCGTGCGCAAGAGCTGACGGAGACCCTCTATTCTCATCAGAAGAGTGTCTGGAATAACCGTATCAATATGCTGGGTGAAAAAGGTACTGCGGCTGGTGTTAGCCAAGCCGCTTGGGTCCGTTCACTACTGACGACTTTCCTTTCAACGGGGAAAGGTGTTTCACGGCCGGGGCTTTTCCAGTCGAACCTTACAAGAGACGAAGAGCCCCTTGAGTGGACGAGAGCCCAACAAGCCGCTTTCTTGATCACTCTTTGGAATGACATAGCTCAGGAGGTAGCGACTGGGCCTCGACATTTTTGGATCCAACACTTCAAAAAGCGGTCGGACGCATTCGGCGGTAAAGCTTCAATGCTTAACCAAGATATGGGCGTTAGGGCACTGTTAGCTGTCGCGAACGATATTTTCTACGAAGCAGCCGAAGAGTGGGGCCTTGAACAATGGTACCCGCATTTAGACCCTAATCTCGATCTCGATCACCAGCAAATTGATGTAGTCATCGAAAAACTGGACGCTGCGCCATTTCGTATCCACCTACGAAATTTGGCGAGCAGTTTGATCACTTACGACTGGCGATCCTTGGAAGCGCCAGGGATAGTCGACGGTACTGATGATGCGATACGCAAGCGATCCTATCGCGGGAGCGGCGGGTATGCGAGTTTGCGCAAAGATGTGCTCGAAGCAGTTGCCGCTAGCGCTGTGGATGACGTCTCGCGCGTCGCGAAAGATATACTTTTCTCAGAGTCAGTAAAACGATGACAATACTGAAATCGGCTCTTTTACTGGCTGATCGTGGTCATATCCTCAACGCATTGGCAGGGTTTAGTGGGAAAACGGCCTCGCAATGGCTCGCGAACAATCATCCCGCAAAGAAAGGAACACTGCCACATCGATGGCCAGAGGTCCGGAGGATCGGCAACCAGCAGCTAGCAGAGGCGGTAGCGGCGTCGGCTCCCAACCATTGCATAGATGGTTGGAGTTATGCGTCGCGATCATTGGCAGCTTTGCTTGCCGGAGACCTGCATGGGGCGCGACACCTAGCATATTATGCTCAGCTGCGCGGCGCGCTCAGTTTGCTTGGTCACCTGGGAGTTGGAATATTTAACGGTATTAACTTTGTAATCGAAAAGAGTGGGAACGTCCGGCAGCTCGACGACGGTTCATATTTCTTAGGCACTCATTCGGCTGTCTGGCAGGCACTGTCTATGTGGGTGGGAGAACCCGCTGCCGCTAGGCAGTTTTTGGGTCTAGTTAGAATTGGCTCGTCATCACTTTCCCAGTGTATCGACGCGATTTGGCCCGGTTCGTCTGCGACCGCCGTAGCGGGACAACTTGTTACGGCTTGGGGGGTCGATTTGCGTCGCGGAGAATCAGAGCATCGAGCCCGAAATATGTCGAGCTACAACCCGCGTGCGTTTGAGCACATGCCAGATGAGCCCGCAGATAGATTGAATTTCGTGGAAAATGTCTGGCATCTGTTTGAGCCAACGTCCTCGAACAAATTTGATCGTCTCGACAGAAGCCTCCTCCGATCACTTTTTTGGCAGCAGCACGAATTAATAGATCCGTTAGTGCCGAAGGAAAATGGCGCCATTGCACGCAGGTATCACGAGCTTCCCGCGAACATTCAGTCCATAGCGTCAAAAGAGTTTCTAACTGGACAATCAGAATCGCGTGATCCCAAACTACTGCGACAAGCCCGTATGGTCACAGAACCCGCTCTGCCTACGCAGATGATCTCACGCGCCCTTCTTCTCCTCCGAACTGCGACCGCTTTTACAGTCGCGAATTTCAACGATGCTGGAGTTCGTCTTGAGAACGGAAATTTGCGAGCGTGGGTTGATCCCATTGCCGCAGCACGCGGCTTTTGGGGGGCGGCGGCGCCGCTTACTGATCCTATTGATCTATGGGAAGATGTTCGATTGGCGCTTAAGGACTTGGCAAAGTCCAAAAAGCCGACTCCCACATCCTTACACGATTGGGTTCGAAATTTTCCGGCTGGTTTGCCAATTATCACGGAAGCAGAACGAATTGGCGTCTGGAGCTTAGGCTCGTGAAATACATGGGGTCGAAGCGCTCCATGCTACTAAATGGATTAGGCGATGCGATCTCCGCGGCGGTGCCAGGTTATGCACGCTTTGTGGATTTATTCGCTGGCTCAGCATCTGTCTCATGGCATGTCGCTCAGAAGTATAAAATACCTGTTCTCGCGTCCGACTTGCAGAGTTTCTCTGTCGTTTTAGCCGAGGGCGTGATTTCCCGCACCGCGCCCCTTGATGGAGGTGTATTGGCCGAGTGGAGTGAGCGTGCAGCCCAAGTTGTACGTTCGTTTCCCTTGTACGCCGCTGCGCTTGAGTGTGACTATCAACTGTATAATGCGCCAATTTTCGAAGTCGCAGAACTTGCGAAGAGCATATCTCATACCGACTCGGGCGTAATAACATCGGCGTATGGCGGCTACTACTTCAGCCCGCTGCAGGGGCTGTGGTTGGACGCATTCAGAAAGTCACTTCCGGGCGATAAAGAAGGAAGGTCGCTGTGTCTTGCCGCGCTTATATGGGCGGCCAGTCGCTGCGCTGCATCACCAGGGCATACGGCTCAACCGTTTAAAGCAAATGAGACGGCTGGAAAATTTCTTCGTGAAGCATGGAAGCGAGATATTGGCCGTTATGTGCATCAATCGTTTTTGAGCATTGCTCCGCTACACTCAAGAGTTAAAGGCTCTGCATTCAAGGCCGATGCAAATCAACTGGCTGACAAATTGCGCGATGGTGATCTCGTCTTTTTGGACCCGCCTTATTCGGGTGTGCACTACAGTCGATTCTATCATGTCCTTGAAACGCTTGCGACAAATGACGCTGTTTCGGTATCGGGGACAGGCCGGTATCCTCCTGCGTCCATGCGTCCACAGTCGTCATACTCAAAGAACAGCACGTCTCATGACGCTTTGAAAGAGTTGCTTAAGTCACTTTCCGTTGTGGGAGCGAGCGCAATTATCACTTTTCCGGCCGGCAGCGCATCGAATGGTCTCAGTGGAGAATCTGTTCGGGCGACGGCTGATGAGTATTTTCATATCAAGTCTGAAAAGGTTACGGGTCGGTTCTCCACACTAGGCGGGAATTCACGGGGTCGGGAGGCTCGGATTGACTCGGATGAACTGATATTGACGATGACTCCCCGTGGATGA